AGCTTCTTAGGTTGGCGACGCCGACGGTCTTGGCGTCAGGGCAGATGGCACGGACAAAGCCAGGGCGATCCTTTGTGCAAAGGATGTCCAAGGCGCCGTCAATGCCCCTGCCAAATGGCAAGGCCACGGACACGGCAAAGGCCGCGCCGTCAATATCAGCTCTCTTTGCTTGGGCGCCGATAGCGTAATTGCCTCGGTTGTCCTTAGATTTGGTTACGTGGTCGATGGTAAGGATGCCTGCGCCACCGACACGAAGCGGGCGAAGGACAGTCTGTGAAAAGGTAGTGGCATCCTTATTCTTCTCTAAATCTAGGTTCATCAGGTTCATCGCTGCATTGACCCCATCTACAACTATCAAGGTCGGCAAGTAAGCCATAATCTCGGTTCTCATTAGCTCTGCAACGCCTGGACTTATATTCTGGTCAGGGTTTGCATATCTAAACATCTTGAATTTATCTGTCGGCACCCGCATTGTTTTTAATCGGTTGATGATGCCTCTCGCGCTATCTTCAAAGTCTAGGTAGAAAACGATGTTGTTCTTCTCTAACTCCTGCCTTACCGCCTCAAGTGCCAGCCAAGTCTTACCTGATTCGCTCTCGCCAAAGATGGCATTTATCTTGCCGGCATAGAGCAGGTTATTCCCATCTTCCCTGCGAAGCATTGTCGGCGGGTTCTCATCAGCAAGGTTTATATCTGAGAGCTGCTTTGGTATCCAAGATGACTCGATGACTTCGCCATCCTCATTATGTAGCTGAACCATTGAAGGCGAATGAATTTCTAGGCTTGAAAGTTCTTGCCTTTCGCTTCCATATCCTTGCGCTCTTAGGGCTTTGGCGGCCTCTGAGAAGTTGCCTTGATGTTCAACTAGGGCAAAGACGGCAAACTTACTGTATGAGCGTTCTTGCTCAAATATCGTTGATGAGGAAAAGACATAGAACTTATCGATGCCTGCGTGATTGGTAGTTGCGCTTATACCTTCACTCTTGCCAGGTCTGCGCCAAGCAGTGACACCAGCCTTGTTGGTATGCACCTTGCTCCAGCCCAAGGGTTCTAGTATCTGATCCCAAGTTACTTTGGCATTGTAATCATCGCCTGGGGTTAGTCCTTCGCCTTTAGGCTTTAACTCTTCTTGGATGTTTTCTTGCTTAGGGATTGCATCAAAGGTTGCAAATAATGAATGTAATTGGTTGCGCTCGGCAACTGTCAGGGTCGGTATTGACTTCGGCCCGCCAACTAGAATTGTCCACGCTCCGCCTGACGGATGGCAGGTGCCATTTGTCGGTGCGACAATGACGAAGCCGCCCTCGCCTCTTGTTTCGGCTAAGACATCGATACCGCCATTCTCCCCTGGCTTTCGGGCAAGTTTGGTATTACCTGGCACATCACCATCAAGGCGATATAGCCAGTGCAGGCCGCCTGACGGGGTAATTTCAACATAGCCATTATTTATTCGCTCCCATATTTCGCCAAGGCCAGCGTTGCCTGCCATCTCTTTTAACTCAAGGTGCATTTTGTCGGCGACAGCTCTACCTTCAAGCTCTAGCATCTCAAGGTTGCCTGAAACTTTGCCACAGATAACACCAACGCCTTGAGCATCAGCAAACCAACGCATAAGTTCATCTGTTGCAGGCCTTCGCTCTTGATATTGCTTCCAAGAATCAAGTCCTGGCCTCTTTGAGCCATCAGTTGCTACTGGCACAACCGAGATGCTTTGGTTAGCAAACTCTAAAGCTGTTAAGAGTATGTCTGTTTTCATCTTTCCCCCGTTTTTACTGCTTTTGGATATGCAATCACCTTGTAACGCAATTTTGCTAAAAGTTCTTTTCTCCGTTTTGTTGAAGCATTGAAATAAATATAGCGATGCTTTCTCGGCCTTTGAATCCAAGAAACAGCATCACCATATTTCTCAATGACTTGCCTGTTTGTAAGTCCATTGGCAAAAGTTGCGTGATGCTGATTTTCTAAACCCTTTACTTTGGGATCAGTAAATTTGGCACTTAATCCTGTGTAATAAAAATTTGATGCTTGATAAACATAGCCAATATGACCTTGGCTCGTATCAGCATAAGACACAATAATTTCACGATTTACTTTTTTGATGCTATGACCTATTAAAAAACTTTCCCCATTGCGGGGAACTAAATCGCTAATCCATAAACGGTTTAACTCAAAAACATTATGAGCTTCATCAGGCCCGCAAATTCCTTTTAATAAAGTTGAACTAGGTGGCACTCCATAAGTAATCACTCCGACGGGATTAGTTTCTATTCCATTAAATAAGCCAAAAGCGAATGAGATTGGGCATTTTCGTTTCAAATAATGAAAATTTACTATCTTTTCAATGGCAGCCGCATATTCAATTGGGCGTACTTGGTAATTTTGGAGCGATGAAGTCGGAATTGAACCGCTATCTGACGACTGGAACGCCGTCTGTGTTGCCATTACACCATCATCGCAAAGCTCTTGAGTTCTCATATCGACCACCATCCCCTAATCGTTCCGCCTAGCGGGCAGATATTCCAATCTGCCTTTCCATCTGCTATCCATTGCCTATGTAATCTGTTCTGCTCTTGCCAATCTGTTTCGTGGGTGTCACGGCCACAGTCAGGGCATATTGCAGCTCCGATGGTTTCGAAGATATGGCGACAGGGCTTCTCTTCCTTCAACTGTTGAGGGGTCATTATTCACCTCTAAATATCCTTCGAGTTTCAACTGTTCGACAATTGCAAGACCCATCTGAAAAGGTGTATCAGGCAAAGCCATTTCATATAATCGCCACAAGATATTGGCAATCGCTCCTTCGGGCGAATGGCGGCTCACAACAACCGAGCCTTCATCTCTTGGATTGCGAACTCAATGCGAGCCTTAGCAATTGGCAGGTATTCATCGGTCAATTCAATTCCGATAAACTCAAAACCTTCATACATTGCAGCCTTGCCAGTTGAACCGCTACCCATAAAAGGATCAAGAACAATTCCCTTTGGCGGTGTCACCAAGCGACAGAGATAGCGCATTAGCTCGGTTGGTTTCACTGTTGGGTGATGGTTAACCTTTGCGGTGTTAGTGCGATTTCTCGGATTTGAGCCACCGACCCCGCCTTCTTGCCTGCCATCGTGATCACGCTTAGCCTCAAACCCATCGAGGCCCTCATTCCTGTCGCGCTTGCTTGCCTTGGCGCAGTAGAAGAAGCGAGCGGCACTGCCACTGTCGCCGTATCCAATATCTTGTCCTACCTCAGCAAGAGTGTTGGCAAAACCTTTTCCATTTGCGTAAATATCGCTTCCGCGCCCTCGAACTCCTTTGCTTATATTTGTGTTTGTAGGAAACAACGCCACAACCTCGTCACTGCCATCATGAATGACATTGGCGGGCCAACGGCCTTGATGTGTTGAGCCACCATTGTCATTGACTCCGCCCTCAAAAGAACCTGCAAAACCTTTTCCATTTGTGGTGACAATTTCTTCGTTGCCAACCCGACTCGCATCAATGTTCAACCCGCCAGTGCCATAGGTCAGCACATTGGCGGCGACAGTGCCGATGAGAGGTTTGCGGGCAACAACGATGGGTTCGTGCGCTGGCTTTAGCGCCGTTCCCCAGCCTTGCCATTGCTTCGCCTCGATAGTTGTTGGTTCTAATTCTGAAAGAAAATCTCCTTCAGCAATTTCCGTATAATCAGCAGGGCGGTTATCGTGAAATTCGTTTGCGGCATAAAGACCATTTGCGTCACGCCGTTTAGTTTTTTTCCCTTGTAATTTCTTAAATTGAGTTTTGTTGGCACTTCCTGTTGTAAGTGTTGCCTCAATCGCTTTACTAACATTCATAGACTTGGGAAACCCACTGCCATAAATCCACATAATCTGATCGCGAATTTCAAAGCCTGCATCCTCAATGGCAACAGCCATTCGGTGATAGGTGCGAGAGCCTGAGAAGGCGAGCAAGTGACCGCCTGGCTTTAGCACCCGCATCACTTCTTGCCATAACTCAACAGAATAGGCAACACCTGTTGCATCCCAACTCTTGCCCATAAAGCCAAGCTCATAGGGCGGGTCAGTGACGACAGAATCAATGCTGTTATCAGCCAAGTTCTTTAACACCTCACGATTATCGCCGTGATGTATTTGGTATTGCATCCTGCCCCCTTGCTAGTTGTTTATCTTGTGGAGCTGGTGGAATCGAACCACCACGCCGTACCCCGATATGACGGCTCCCAAGCACTCCTACTCGATTGGCAACGGAAGTAAACCAACCGAGATGTTATTAGACCGGCTTCTGACTATTTATCCAAGCCTTTTCAACATCCTCTAGCAAGTCGTCAGTATTTACTCCTAATTGCTTTGCAATGTTGATTCCAACTGCCAAAATTGCCGCAAGATATTGAACTTCTGTTTTCATACCGGCTTTGCCCCTAATTGATTGAGCAACGCTAAGACTTCAGGACTTAGGTTGTTTGGATCAACAGCGACAGGCGCCGCCGCAGGCGTTGCCACTGCCACAGGCTTTGATGCGCCAAGATATGAATTGGCCTTTGCCAAGGCGGCGGCATCGCCAGTGGCATCAATAAGAATCCAAGGTGCGCTTTTGCCAGGTTTGGCGGTGCCTTGGCCGATTTTCGCCAAGACCTTCTGACCGACTTTGGTCTTTAGTGAATTGCGAAGAGCTATGTTGAACCAAAGTAGCGAGTTATGTTCTTTGTTGGTGTCAAGGTCTATGACATTGACTTCAATTGCCTCGGCAACGCCGTGGACAGTTTGAATGCCAGTCTTGTATTCAACTGGAGTTACGATGAGAAGGTGATTGGCTAGGTCAGCCACTTTCACATTCTCGCTTTCATTAC